TAATAATTCTGTACTTACTAATGGAGGCCCATTCTCAATGTTCGCTGTTTTAAAAACTCGTGAGGCTGGGTACTACTCTTCTCTTGTTGCTTTCGGCNCGGATGGGGATAAAGTTGCTTGGAATATTCAAGACGATGGATTGGGTAACCCACTNCAAAATCATTACAATTCTGCCTGGGATGATAACACTGATGTAAATTCAAATACCACTATAGGAACTTCTGCATATAAACAAATAGGATCTATCTGTGCAGCTACGACAGATGATGCGGGGGTTCACACTTTTTATCTTAATGGGGCTGCTGATGGAGCAAGAACAGTTGCTGGAACTTCTGCTATTGCTTCTGATAGTATGAAAAGGATCGGCGGTGACGCAGGTACTGAAGATTTCTACGGATATCTAGCTGAACTTCTGATTTACAATGTTGCTATATCTGGTGCAGACGCGACCTCGGTAATGAACTACCAGATCAATAAGTTCGCTATATCGTAGTCAACAACCATTAGCGCAGTGAGCAGATGGCCGTAGCCCCCATTTTTTAGACACTAAGTTATGCATTACAACCCCCTTTACAAACTCTTGGGGAAGGACCTTTACTTGTAATCTCCCTGCCACCATGTTCGTTGCTCATCCATAGTTTTCCTGTTTTCTCAGTTCGCCCTGTAGGCTGTCCGTCCATTGGTGGATTTACTGCAATAGAACCCCTCCGCGTGACTTTTTTCTTGCACTGTATACATTCCACCTTCTTGAAACTCGTCCCAGGGTTTGAGTAGCTCATTCTTCCCATATCTGTATCCTACAAATATATGTACTTAACTTCAAGCACCAAATTGTCTTTTTTGTATTAAAATATAAAGCATCCAAGAGGTTGCACTCCCAAAGAATGCGTCTCCAATAAAGCTGGAGGAGGGGGAGAACCAATAAAGCCCTAGTAGTCCACCTAGCCAGAATCCAAGGCACATTGGGCACTGTAGTAGTTTCCCAATTACAGGCCAGGGTTTCTTGGGATTTTCTACCCATTTTTCTTTTTCACTATCCCATTGTGAAGGGGGGTAAAAGAAGTTTCTAACGGGTTCTAATACCGTTGCGACTGCTATTCCATTAGCTGCACCGAAGACTACCAAAATCCAAACTAAAAGTTCAATTAAATTTTCCATGTGTAAACCTGTTCAATCCTAGAGGTAGAGAAATTTTCTTTATGAAAGCCTCTTTATTTTTAAACCACGAATCCCTACCAACTAGTTCCCCCCTTGAATTATGTAATATACTAAGAGGGATCACTTTGTTATCATAGCCTAGTTCAAAAGATTTTGAGGTATAATGTATATCATAAAAATCCCACTCCCCCTCAAAATATTCAGGTTTTGCCAAACCCACGATCTTTAAAGTGCTGGCCCTAGCGGCTAGAAATAGACCATCCATTACTACGACTTTTCCTGGTTCCCCATAATAAGTTTTTTCAATCGACTCATCCATCAGGTGAAAGACTTGGCCTTTATGATATCCTTTTTTCCAAAAGTCCTGATTCCACCATATTGCATCTGAGCCTAGTAAGGTTGTTCCTGCAACTCCAATAAAACCAGTATCCTTATTTAACTCTACTTGAAGTAATGTATTAAAATTTTCTTTAGGTGTTAAAATTTCAATATCATCATGACATAGTATAATTATATCATCATCATCTGGTTTAATTCTATTAAAGGCCTTCTCGTACCCAGAAAAAATAGAATTTTGAGAAATTAATAATTTTATTGACGCACCTACACTGGCTAAATACTCTAGAAGCTTCTTTAACGTGGGACTAAAGTTTTTATCTCTCGTACAGATGAATGCATAAGTTTTCATGGAATTTATAATAGATGGAACTCAAAGAATATATAGAAGAATTTAAAAAATGCAGGGAAGATCCTGCATATTTTAGCAAATATATAAAAGTTGTACATCCAAAAAGAGGGTTAGTCCCCTTCGATTTATACCCATTCCAAAAGAGGATAGTTAAAGATTTCCAAGGTCATAGATTTTGTTTATTAAGAAAATTTAGGCAAGCAGGCTGTACGACTCTTGCAGCCATGTATGCTCTGCATCAATGTATCTTTAAAGAGCATCAAACCGTACCTGTATTGTCGATTGGTGATAGAGAGTCCACAGAATTTGTATCTCGTATAAGTATAATGTATAACGAGCTACCAGAATGGATGAAACCAAAAATACTAAAAAAGAATGAGCATGAGATAAAGTTTGCAAATGGATCTATGATTAAATCTCGTCCTTCAGGGAAAGAATCAGGAAGATCATTAGCAGGATCACTTTTAATAGTTGATGAGGCAGCATTTATTGAAAATATTGAAACTATCTGGGCTGCTGCCTATCCAACTTTGTCCACTGGTGGAGGCTGTATAATCCTTTCTACAGTTAATGGTATGGGTAATTTTTACCATAGAATGTGGCAAGAAGCGGTTAATGATGAAAATGAATTTCACGCAATTCAGATTTCTTGGGAGGAACATCCAGAATACAAGAAAACAGAAGGTTATGAGCATTTATACAAAGAAATGTTAGCCTATGATCCTCCTATTGATATTGATAAATGGGAAGAGATCACAAGAGGCAACATGATCCACAGGAAGTGGCTTCAGGAGTATGAATGCTCCTTCTTGGGAACAGGAGACACTTACGTTGATGGAGATATCTTAAGACAGTTAAAAGAGAATGAAAATGAAGACTATTATATTAAATATAACAATAGAATGAGGATCTGGAAAGATCCTGAGCCTATTTATGATTATGTAATAGCGGTGGATGTTTCCCTGGGAAGACAAAGGGATCATTCTGCATTCCATATAATAAATCTTTATAACGGCGAGCAAGTTGCGGAATTTTATTCCAACAGAACTCCCATTAATGAATTTGCTAATGTTCTGGTAACTGAAGCTAGAAGATATAATACGGCGTATGTGCTTATTGAAAGAAATACCATAGGAAATAATTTAATAGACTGGGTTTTTAGAATTCATGAGTATGATAACTTATGGCTGGACGAGAAGGGTGTCCTGGGATTCCAGACTACCCAAAAAGTAAGAGAGCAAGTATTAGCTACAATGGAAGAACTAATTAGGACTGGTACATTGAAAATTAATTCCTCCAGGACCGTTGACGAGTTACTGACCTTTATTGTAAATGATAATGGGAAAGCAGAAGCTGATCAAGGCATGCATGATGATTTAGTTATGAGTTTAGCGTTGGCAAGTTTCGCAGTGGCGCAATTATTAGAGACTACCCCTGTTGAATTTTCAAAACAAGGGGTGCAGAAACCTCCCATGTTGCCAACTGTTAGCAAAGTTAAAATACCTACACTTGGTGGGGTAGTTGAAGAGGACATTAAATGGCTGATGAGTTAAATAAAATTGATGAGGACAGAGGATACACTCAGTGGGGTGGATCTACTCAGAGGATGGCTTCTTGGTTTTTCCCGTTAGGAATGCTTGGTAGATTTTATGCAAAGTTCTTTGCATCTAAAGCTCAACCTACTGTCACTCAAAGCTTAGAAGGGGAACCACCACAGACTACAATTCCAACAGAGCCTTTAGCTGGTGATACAGTAATCAATAGAGAAACCTTAAAGCCAGAAGGCCCTGCTGTATGGAGCAAATCTGCCAATACTCCTGTTATTACAGAACTTGAGAAGAACAGAAAACAAAGATATAAAGAATTCGAAGAGATGGATGAGTATCCAGAAATAGGCACTGCTTTTGATATCTATGCGGACGATTCTACTCAAAAGGGGCTTCTAGGGGAGAGATGGAAAGTATTATCTGAAAATACTATGGCGAAGGAAGAGATTGAAAATCTTTTTAAGAATATTAAGTTAGAAAAAGTTTATTGGGATATTATTAGAAATACCGTAAAGTATGGAGATTGCTTTTCAGAACTTGTAGTTGATTTAAACGCGCCGAAAAAGGGAGTTCAAAGATTAAAGATACTAAACCCAGGATTTGTCTTAAGGGTTGAAAATGAGTATGGNTATCTAACTGACTTCTTGCANGAAATTCCACTAAAGAATGAATGGGATTCTTACGGAAATCAAGCAGGAGCAATGGTAAGTAGAAGTTATATCACTTTGGATAAGAATCAAATTGTGCATTTTAGATTGCATACTTCTGATCCGGTATTCTATCCTTACGGGAAATCCGTTGCTGCAATGTCTAGGCAAATTTATAGGTCCTTAAGACTTATGGAAGATGCAATGCTCATATATCGTCTTTCTCGCGCACCCGAGAGGAGGATATTTTATGTAGACACAGGGAATCTTCCTGCTTCCAAAGCTGAGATGTATATAGAAAGATTGAAACAGAAATTCAAGAAAGAGCACTNTTATCATTCGTCAAGNGATAATATTGATGCCAGATATAATCCTATGTCTGCTGATGAAGATTTCTTTGTGCCTATCAAGGGAAATTCAGGAACCAAGATTGAAACTCTCCCTGGGGCTCAGAATCTCGGAGAAGTAGACGATGTTAAGTACTTTAGGGACAAGTTACTTGCTACCCTAAAGATTCCAAAGGACTACTTTGTNGAGAAAGACAAGTCCCCAGAAAGAAAGGCTAATCTTGCTCAATTAGATGTTAAATTTGCTAGGACTATAGGAAGGATTCAGTCTAGTATCGAAAGTGGGTTGGAATCTGTTGCCAAGAGGCACTTACATCTTAAAGGTTATTCAAGGTCTATAATCGATGATGTCAGGATTGAATTACCAGAATCATCTGATATGTTCATTAAAAGAAAACTTGATGTTGACTACCAGAAAGCATCAGTGGTAATGCAGGTTCTACAACTTCAATTATTTCCTAAAGAAAAAATATATAAAGATTATTATGATTTAACAGATGAAGAGATAGAAGAGATTGAAGAAAAGATGAAGGATCAAGCNGCAGAAGATATGGAGCAGCAACAAGCTATGGGCATGGGCGGAATGCCTATGGGCGGGGCTCCTATGGGTGGAATGCCCATGGAAGGTGGAATTCCCCCTGAGGGAGGGGAAGCGGGTCCCGCTGGTGAATTAGAGAGTGATGAGAATATCCCTCCNACCACAAATCCAAAGGAAGAGCGGGAAGAAGTATANAAAAATCTTATGAAGGAATACCTCACTGAGGNTAAGGGNAATGATAATAAAACTGCGATATTGTCTCGATTAATAAGAAGAAGTAAAAGATCAGATAAAAATTCGTGATTTAGCCCTATGATTGCATCATATATAATATAAGACCGAGAGGATAAAATGCTAACCAATATTTTTTCTGCCAGAGACAGAAAGTTTTTAAAGCTCGTAAAGCTAGGGGACAGCCTTGGACGTTCTTTGCGTGAGAATGTGGAACTCTTTTCAATTGAAAATGATAATGTAACATATGTTACAGAATCAGATAAAGTTATTCAAGGAACTTATTCTTTTGATGATGGGGTTGTTCTTAATAACATCACAATAAACAGTGCTGACCTGTTTAGGAATGAAAAGCTTTTTACTGATCTAGCGGATAGTAAAGCAAATGCTTTTGTGAGAAATTTGTTTGAAAATAATTACCCTTCTGCTAAAGACAGNTTTACTTCTCTTCTAGGATCTTGGGAACTTAGATTAAAGTTTAANAAGATTAAAGAAAAGCTAGAAGAGAAAACCGCGAGATTTGCAAGCTCCACAAAGATTATGGGCACACCAGATTTTGAAAAATTATTAGGGTTAACCCCGAACTTAGTAGAATTTCTCAAAGAAAATGCCAAAGCNATATCCCNAGTTGATGAAATTAAAAATGCAGTTAAGTTAGCTAATACTGTTTCTGAAGCATTTGATTTTGAAAAAATATCTTATGCTGATCTTACTGAAATGGGTAATTACACCTCTAAGAATGGGGTAAATGAAAGTATTTATGAATTGATTTGCGCTCAGGAACTTATAAAAAAGGAACTACTTGAATCGAAGAAGAGTTTTGATAAGATTTGGGCTACCAATGACAATATTGTTCAACTTGGAAGTATGGTTTACGAAGATAACGATCAAAAAGTCTTACTCAAATTAGGTGAGGCTATAAAAGATGTTCCTTACTTAGCCTTGGCGACTAAGAAACAATTAAATGATGTTTTCACTAACGCTATAGGGTTAAATGAGAGTGTTTCTATCTCTGCTGGGGATATTAGATCTTTTGTTTCGAGAATCTTTGAAGCCAAAAAGCCAGTAAGAAAAGAATTAATAAAGACTCTGAATGAAAAATATGGTATCAATATTCAGAATCTTAAAGAGCCTCCAACATTTAAGAATCTTTTAAATACGCAAACTGTTATATTTGAATCTCTTTCCAAGCTAATTAAAGGGGATTCCGCACTGAAAGATGCCCTAAAGAATACTGGAAGTATGTTGAAAGAAAAAACTGGAGTAGAGTCCATTGATGTCAATAATTACTTGAACGAAGTATTTAAAGAGGCTGAATTAACTGAATTAATTCTGGAAGCTCATCCATTGATGGATGTATTGGATTTGGGAGCCCTCTCAAAGAAATTCCAGGATTTAAGTAGGGTGTTCGACGCTTTGTCGGATCAACCAGGGGGTATGGCTCCCCAGGCAGGGGGTGTAGACCCAACGCAAGGGCAAATGTCACAAGCTCCACAAACACCATTCTCAACCAATAATCCTAATCAGCAAGCTCCACAAGGAGGAGAGGACATGTATCCGTCAGACGAAACACTTCCACCCGTCTCCCCAGAAGACGCAGAAGAAACAGGGGTTCCTGCAATGGATCCTGAAGCAGCAGCAATGGCCGCTAAACAAGAGGTTGAGACTGCCCCTGAAGAGCCTGGAGCGGACATGATGGGATCCGAGGGCGAGGGAGCCGAAGAGCCAGAGGAAGAGCTTGAGGGTACCCCTATGATTGACCAAGATGAATTGACAGTGCAGTTGAAGGAGCTTGAGGCTCTTATTGCTGATCTTGGGCAATCTTTGGGTGGAGAAGACTCTGGAGAAGGCTTCCCTGAAGAAGAGGAAGAGGAAGGGATGGAGCAAGGATTGTCTCAAGAAGAGGAACCCACTGAGGAAGAAGGTAGTGAACCCGAATCCCCAGAGGAAGAAGACTTAGCAGATGAGCGACCTCCTAAGGATAAGATTACTCAAGGTGATGTTGTTGCTAAGAAAAAGAAAAAGAACAACAACCCCTTTAAGTAATCCATTATGCCTACTCCAATTCCGCTAGTAGTAACTTACGATTCAAATAGTAAAGCTGTAGGATTCACAGAATCTATACATGTCAG